CGTAGTAAGATGCTTCAATTCCTTTAACATCATCAGACTTTCCCCTTCCATAAAGGTCTTTAAACTCTTCTCGAATTCTGGCCCAGATGGAAGAAATTGATTCTGCGGCAACATCAAAAAAAAAGTAGCAATGTCATTATGCTTCATCCAATGTTTTATCTTCTCCTGGTTGTATGGGAACTGATAGCCTAGCGGATTTTCGGTTTCATCAAAGTATTTGACTGTTGCCAACTTAATGTTTAGCTGGATGCTGACAGCAAGACCAAGTCTTTCCTTTATGCGATTGTTCAGGATTGCCATTTCCATGATCTTCTTCTCTGGCTTCACTTTTGAATCCATCAGCAGCTTTTCGATGGCGATGGTATGCGCAGTCAGGATGGTTGGATTGATGCCATATTCCAGTTCACGATATATGTCTAGTGCTGCATTAGCACGTTCCATCGGAATGTTTAAGTCGGCAACAAACTGGAAGTAGTTCACACCACCGGAGGTGAATGCATATTCTATCTGATCCCAGCGATTCTTTGGCGCACAGCCATTGTACTTAATCGTTGTCGATGGCTCTGTCGATAAGTTTGTTGGCGATGTAGATCCATCCACAGCCGAATGCGATTTGAAAAACGATTTCAAAAACTGGAACATAAAAAATTATTATTGTTGATAAAAAGAAAAACCAGACCGAAAAACAGTATTGGCACAAACCTAGCACGTTGGCCCAGTTCCGGTCAATTGTGTATAACCAATCAGAATACCACATCAAGTATGGCACTTCATGAATGGCATATTCGAAGAACCATGCGAAGAATGCGCATGATACCGCCATCAGAATTAATTCAATCATTTCCTTGGTCTTCTAGGTCTGGTAGGTCTGCCAGCACCGGAACAGTTGCATTTGTTTTTCATTAGTACGGTTCAGGAATATCGTTGGAAAATATATTAAGAAATATATCAGAATCTTCTGTGATGGTCTGAATCAATTGGAAATCGATGCAGTTGTAAGTCTTGCCATCAGTCGGCACAAATGGCAATGGTGTGTTGTTCAGCGATGGATCGAAGAACTGGATCTTATAGTTACCGGCATAGGAATTGAAGAATGCTTTCGGGTACAAGTCCAATGGTAATTCAATCGCACCACCATACACTTCCAATGTCGATTCGACAGCAACATTCTGTGAATTGGTGATTCTGATCTTGATGGTTGCGCCTTCATAAGTCAGCGGAACATAGACAATAAAGAAATCAGGGCAGCTATTAACCGCCTCACAGACATGATAGCACTTATTGCAACATTTGTCCATTGAATTTTTCTAGGTTAAAATTGGAAGTAATTTCAGCAAAGTTAGAATAAATAAAATATCTGAATGCATCGAGTGCGTGAGATTTGTCAGGGTTCTTGGTCTTCCAAGGATCGATGCTTCCTTTCCGGTCAACCTTTGCTTCCTTCAAATCGATAATCAGCAAATCACAATCGATCCTGCTGATCTGAATCTTGGACTTCTGGAAGGTCAGGATTGTTACTAATCTGCTGGCAATGTGGCTTGGATTCGACCTGGGAACTTGAATCTGAAGGTCTGATAAACCTAGATAATTTCTGATAAGTTGATAGGCATTCAGGTTATCTTGCGTGAATGCACTTCGATTACCACCGGAAGCATCACCATTGATAGCAAACATCACGTTGGGATATTCTGCCTTGATCGTTGCGCATAGTGAAGCCAAATCCCCAATGCGATACACCTTGATTACGTTGATGGTTGCATAGTGCAATGCACCTTCGGCATTCTTCTGGTACTGGCAAACGATGCAGGTATTAGTTACGTTGAAGTCAAATGCCAGATACACAGGTAATGATGGCAACACACCAATCTGCGAATTAATTGTATGCAATGTGTAGTCGAATGATGTCAAGAATAACGATTCCCGATCCCATACACCCCATTGACCAAGCGCATAGACTTCATAATAAGTCTGATTGACCTGGCGAAGTGCTTCCATCCGGATTGGATACAGGTCATCAAGGAATGGCAAAGCATCCAGATAAGTGCCATGCAGGGTTAGGATTTGACTGCGTTCTGTGTCCGGCACTTCATCAAAGAATCGTTTCTTGATCCAGTGAGAATCGCTGACCGGATTGAATGTCAAGAAGAATCGTTTCGGATGCTCTGACTTGCCACGCAAACGAAGTGTGATCTGTGTAAAGTCATCCAATGTCAATTCAGTTGCTTCTTCAATCCAGATGTACTTGGCCTGACTTAGCGACTTCAATTTCTCTGGATCATCGCAGCCTAAAAAAACAATTTTGTTGCTTCCAGAATGGATTTCAAGGTATCCTGGCTTGACTCGCACAAGACTGTCCAATCCCCAATCTGATATCTTGTTCCGGAAGTCTGCGAATACAGAATTGCGCAGCGTTGCAGCTACCTTTCGGATGACAAAGTAAGTTTGGTTTTGGTTATTCCTCTGGTTGATAATTTCAGCCAAAAGCAGTTGAATCATTGTCTGCGATTTCCCAGATCCTGCACCACCCCACAGAATATTGTAAGTCTTCGGGTCGATTATGGCTTCTAGATACTTGCTTTGCCATAACTTCGCATTGGATAGATCAACTTTCATCTGGTGATTTTGGCATGATTACATCGTGAAAACTGATGTTAGATTCAGTTTCATGGCGATCTTTCCAGTCATCTTTGTACCGATTCTTCATGTTGAAGATCCAAGATACAGCATTGCCTTGAATCCTTCCGTTGGCAATTGTCTTGCCTATTTCTTCCCATCCCATTCGACCATTTCTGATGGCTTTTTCAATCTCTCTTTTTTCGGATAGCAATTCTACTGGATATTTTTCCAATGCAGAATCGATAGTTCTGAAATCACAATCAGGAAAACACATCTTTGAATATCCTTCTGAAAGGTGTGCAGCATACTTTGGAAGCATTATCTTCAATTCTTCCAAAGTATAGCCATTATGATTGTTGCCTTCTGGTGCTGGCATATATTGTTGTTTATTATTTCTTTTTTCCGGCTGCTTTCTTGGCTTTTTTGGCCACAGATAAAGCAATTGCCACAGCCTGCTTTTGCTTCATTTTTGGATGTTTCTTCATTTCAGAAGAAATATTCTTGCTGATTGTCTTCTGTGAATATCCTTTCTTTAATGGCATAATTGAAAAGTTTTGTCAAAGGTATAGAATCAATTTTTGATTTTGCAATTATTTAATTGGGCGTTTAAGTACATCGTGATTTTACTAATATAAACCTTCTTCAAAAACAATATAAATATTTTTTAGAATATTTGCAAGGATAATGCAATGGCACAAATGCCACTACAATATGATAAGGAATGAAGTCAATATTAAACCTAGTTAATGACCTGAAAGGCGAATCATCATCCTTTCTCCATGATGTACCAGTTCATGTGATATCGCTGTATAAGTTAATAGAATGGATTCAGCGTGATACGTTGCGATACTTCGACCATTGGACATTCACCGACTGGTTTAGCTTCCTTTGGGTTGGCATCTTCAATGTTGGATCGATGTATCTGCTGTTTGCCAGAATTAACACCATCAAAAGATTTAAAGATAAAAACGATAAATTTGAAACTTTGATTTAACCATGAATAAAAATCCAATAATTAGTGCCGTTCTCATATTGATATGCGTTGGCACATTGTACCGGTCAGAAACACAGATTAAATCTGTTCAGGTTGCAGCCATCACCCAGCATTCACTTGATTCTGCTAGGTATGTATCGTTATCGCATCGCATTGATACGATGATATTATATCAGCAGAAGGATTTTAAAAACCTACAACTTAGTCTGGATTCGATGGCTAAAGTCGAAGGACAGAAAGGTAAAGGATGGAAGGTTCTTGGTAAAGTCATTGGTGGATTCGTTAAAGTCGCAATACCTGGTTTATGATACATTTCAAGATAGAAGAATTTGCAGATCCAACAGAAGCAGGATCTGGAAGCAAGATGCAGCCACGATTCTTGCAGATGATTGACAATGCAAGAACCATTGCCGGTGTGCCATTCAGAATCAATTCTGGATATCGTACACCAGAACACAATGCAAAGGTTGGCGGTAAGACTGATTCTGCTCACGTTAAAGGATTCGCAGCTGATATTGCGACAAGTGATCCCAGAAACCGATCTATCATCATGAATGCGCTAATCAAAGCTGGATTCACCAGAATTGGCATTGGCAAAACGTATCTTCATGCCGATTGTGATGACAGTCTTCCGCAGAATGTAATGTGGGATTATTACGGTTGAAAATGGCATTCTACGATATCAATGGCAAACGCATCAACTGGTCAGACAGAATAACTAAAAACTTTCTGTTCATCATGCTGATGGTTGCTTTTATAGGTCGTTTATTCGCACCATATTGGTTGCCAATTCCAGATGACAAGCAAGATTCTGGACTGGTAGAAACATTAAAGACATTGATTACTGCTGTAATATTTTACAACATTGGGAGAGATACAACCAAAGCGCAGGAGATAAAACCACCGGAATTATAAGTTAGTTTTTCGTTGATAAAAAAAATGCCATCTGAATTTCGGATGGCTTTTTTCATTTTATTTAATCCCAAAAGTCTTATTGTAATATTGTTCTGCATAGTATGCAGCACGTTCATAGCTGGTTGAATGATAATCAAAACTATTCAGAATGCCTTTTTTATGCGCAATCATGATATCTGATTTTTCATCGAACATCAGGTATTCAATCTGCATCAGCACAAAATTTTTATTGACAGTTTCTTGTTCCTCAATGATAGATTTAAGAATTTGAAGTGTTGTTTTCATGCTTTTGAATAAAAATCAAAAGTAAGTAAGAATATAAGGAAAATTATAGAATTTTTCCTTTGTATATCCGCTTATTTCTTACTTCGAAGTCAATTCCATTAGAATCAAGATCAATGACAGCGAATCCATGATTCCAGTTGTTGATTGGTGCATAGGCTGGATGCAGTTCACATAGGCATCCGGTTGACCAAGTAGTCATGACTTTGCCATTGATATCAACCTGTGAATGCTCGCTGGATTGATGATTGTGTCCTTGTATGGCACTTGCTTTTGCTCGAAGTGCTAATCCTCTGGCAACATTGACAGGTGAGAAGAATCCTTGACTGAATTCGTGACCATGAATGATGTTCAGATTGTTGGCATGGATGATGCGTTTTTCGCCTATTATCTGAATGCCTTCTGATCTGGCCTTGATGATATTATCCAGAACAAATTCATCCATTCCGATTAGTTCACCGGCTTTCTGTTGCAGGAAATGGTCATATCGTTCTTCGTGATTTCCATGCTTGAAAATTATTTGGCAACCAAATTCCTTGTTCAGTACCTGGAAGAATTGTTTCAATGTGGCAATTTCATGTGCGAAGTTGCGTTTCTTGGGATCTTTGCCAAATCTGCTCATCTGGTAGCAGTCTAGTGTATCACCATTGAGCAGAACAAGATCAGGTTTTTCTTTCTTGCAATACTGTATTGCGATGCTCAACGCATCAATATTATGATATGGTAGATGAATATCGGAAAACAATGCAATGCGTTTAAATCCCTGCAAAATGAATGGTTCATATGATGATTCATCCGATTCTGGTAATTTGTATGGATTCATCGGTCTGGCTTCTTCAACAATGAAATCTATGTTCTTGTATCTTCCTTTTTTATTTTTTCCTTTTTTACCTTCAATATATCGC